TATATTTCTGGTGCAGGCATTGTTGGTGCTTATATGGGTGCGTCTGCTATAATGAATAGGAATGGAAAATGAAACCTGCCTTTGTTTTGTTATGTTATCTAGCAGGTAATCCTGCAGGTATGATGCATTTAGCTAACATAAATAATTGTGTATATTTTAAAAAATATTTATCTAACCAAACTATTAAAATTGGTGAAGAAAATAAAAACTACGATTGTTATTGTAAACTTGTCAATGTCAATGAAAATATGAGGTTATACTAATGATACAAGCATTAATAGGTCCTGCCACCAAATTATTAGGTAAATTTATTGAAGATAAAGATACTAAAAACAAATTAGCACATGATATTGCTACAATGGCTGAAAAACATGCTCAAGAATTAGCAAAAGGTCAATTAGAGATAAATAAGACAGAAGCGCAACATAGAAGTATATTCGTTGCAGGTTGGAGACCTTTTGTCGGTTGGACTTGTGGTGTTGCATTAGCTTGGCATTTTGTTTTAGCACCATTTATAATGTTTTTTTCAGCATATTTTGGTGTAGAATTACCAAAATTGCCAACATTTGATATGGAATCTTTATTAACAGTACTCATGGGTATGCTTGGTTTAGGTGGACTGCGTACATTTGAAAAATTTAAAGGTATTACAAAATGATAGTTTGTCATAGTTGTTATCAAAAAAATTCACTTATAACTCATGGAAACCATGATGTAATTGATGAAGATGGAGAAACACAATTTCTTTTTACACAATCAACATGTATGTTTTGCAATACAATACATGAAATTTGGCAACCAATAGATAATAAAAATAAAAAAGGCATACACAATGATGTGTGAAAGATGTAAAGTAAATATGGATAAAACAGATATTCAAGGTGTTTATAAATGCCCTGTTTGTGGTGTAATTGATAATGATAGGTTAAAAAAATGAATATTGAAAAATTACGTGAAGAATTGAAAATAGACGAGGGTGTAAAATATGAAATATACCTTGACCACTTATCCCTACCAACTTGTGGGGTGGGACATCTTATAAAAGAAACTGACCCAGAATATGGCTTAGATGTAGGAACTGAGATTAGTGAAGAAAGAGTAAACGAACTATTTGATGAAGATATAAAAGTTACATTAGATGAATGTACTTATTTATATGAAGATTTTTATACATTACCAGAAGAAGCACAATTAATTATAGCAAATATGATGTTTAATCTTGGTCGTCCTCGTTTAAGTAGATTTTTGAAGATGAAGAAACATATTGATAATAGGGACTTTGTTTCTGCAAGCGAGGAGATGAAAGACTCCAAGTGGTATAGACAAGTAACTAACAGAGCAGATAGATTAGTTGAAAGAATGAAGGCAATAGATTGACATTAAGATTGGTACAAATACAACCGGGTGTTGTTAAAGATATAACAGACTATTCAGCAGGTAAAAATGGTCCATTCTATGTTGATAGTAACCTTGTTAGATTTAAAAATGGTTTCCCAGAAAAGATAGGTGGTTGGCAACAAGAAAAATATTTTTATTCTACTGACCCATCTACATCTGTATTATTACAGGGAACACCAAAAAAATCTTTGTATTGGCGTGGTTTTGATGGTCTTGATAGAATAGCAGTAGGTACAACTTCTCATTTATATTTAATTAAAGACAATACATTACACGATATAACACCACTTAGAAAAACATCAACATCTTTAAATAATCCATTTGCAACAACTAATGGAATACAAACAATTACAGTTACAGATACTGCTCATGGAGCATCAACAGGTGATTTTGTCGTCATAGATAGTGCGTCTGCCATTGGTGGTATATCAGCAGATGATTTAAACAGGCAGGCAGGTTATCGAATAACAAAAATAGATGCAAATAGTTATAGTATTGATGTTGGTCAAAACGCATCTAGCACAGTTGCTAGTGGTGGTGGTACATTGAATATTAAATATCTTATAGGTTCTGCTGAAAATATGGGTGTTGAAAGTGCAGACCCTGCAACTGGTTGGGGTGTTGGAACTTGGAATGCAGGTACATGGAATACACCAAGAACTGTAGCATCTAATAGTCTAGTATTTGATGCCACAAGATGGTCTTTAAATATATGGGGCGATGATTTATTAGCAAACAATAGAAATGGTCAAATTTATTACTGGAGCAGAACTGGTGGCGAAGGTACACGAGCAGTTTTGGCATCATCATTGGCAGGTGCATCTGGTGTTCCTATTGAAAACAGAATTACAAGTGTTTCTTTTCCAGACAGACACTTTATTACTGCAGGTACTATTAATGCATCAACAAGTGTTTTTGACCCAATGTTAATAAGATTTTCAGACCAAGAAGATTTTACAAATTTTACAGTAACAGCCACAAATACTGCAGGCGACCAGAGATTAGAAATTGGTAGTAAAATTATTGCAGTTACACCATCAAAAGACGAAACTTTAATACAAACTGATGAGGCCATTTATGGAATGACATTTGTAGGTCCTCCATTTACATTTTCATTTAGATTATTAGCAGTTAATTGTGGTGCAGTTGCTCAAGAAGGTACGATTGTAGTTGATTCAAGAGCTTATTGGATAGGTAAAAGTAATTTTTTCTTATATAATGGTAGTGTTCAAGAATTGCCTTGTCCTGTAAAACATTTTGTTTTTAACAGAATTAATAATGACAGACTTGATAAAACACATGTAGGTCATAATAAAAAATTTAATGAAATAACTTGGTTTTATGTAAGTACATCTAACACAGCACAAAATAATCAAGAGCCAGATAGTTATGTTACATATAACTATCAAGACCAAGTATGGACAATTGGTGAATTAGATAGAAATACATGGACAGATGCGAAAGGTTTTAAAACAGTACCTTTTGCTTTTGATAAAGATGGTCGTTTATACAATCACGAAACAGGTACAAGTAATGATGGCGAAGCCATGAATTGTCATATTGAAAGTGCAGAAATAGAGATTGATGCAGATGGAACAAGACAATTTTTAATTGATAGAATTATACCAGATGCAAATATGTCTGTAAGTACTAATCTATCACTTGAATTTAAAACAAGAAAATATCCGAATGCCACTGAAATCACGAAGGGACCTTTTGCAGTTGCTCATAATACAGAAAAAATCAGTACAAGAGTAAAAGGTAGGCAAATTGCAATTAGATATAGTAGTTCTGGTGCAAATGATGATTGGTCATTAGGCGATTTTAGAATAAATGCACAGGCAGATAGTGTAAGATGATAAGATTACCACAACCACCAATAACATTAGCAACACCTGCAACACCAGAACAATTTGCAATTAAATTTTTAGAAATAAATAATTATTTACAAAATTTAGTTACGACATTAGAAATACAACAAAATAAATCAGAGTTTGAAACAGATAGTTCTAATACACAGGCAGATGATGATGCAACAGCAAAGGGATTTTTTTTAGGTTAATTAATGGCAAATAATTTTAAAAATGCAAAGGCTGATTTAAGTACAACTGATAATACTACACTATATACTTGTCCTACTGCAACACAAACAATCATTAAAAGTATATTGGTAAATGATGATAGTGGAAGTGGCGATACAATAAATTTTACCTTAACAAGTGGCGCTAATGTTTTTTCTATTTATAAAAGTAAATCTATCTCAGCAAATTCTACAGTTGAATTATTAACACAACCACTTATAATACAAGAAAGTGAGATATTAAAAGCTCAAGCAACTACTGCTAACAGATTACATGTAATCGTTAGTTTATTGGAGATTAGTTAAATGGCAGAAACTCCATTATATGGTGCATTTGGTGATATAGAAAACCAATCAGAAAATCAAGACGATAATACTTTTGGTGTTTATCAACTTCAAAGTCAACCTATACCAGAAGATGCAGACTTAAGATTTTATGGTACAAGGGTTTTGCCATCATTAGAATTTGTAAAGTTATTACAAACTGGTGAAAAAGAGTACGACCCTAATATTCCAAGTGACCAAATGCTATTTGGCAATTATCAAATTCCTGCTCAGCAAAGACCAAGTGGTGTAATGACACCAGAAGAGGTGGCACAACAAGCATTAGAAGATACAATTTCTACGATAGGTGTTCAAGTAGGTGGTAATATTGGTAGAGCATACGGAGACCCACTAGTAAAAGAAGGTGATGCTTTATCACGAGGCTTTATGTCAGCAATAGGGCAAGATACATTACCAACAGATGCGATATCAAATTATGATTTAAGCAATTTTGATAAAACAGCATTAAGACTTGGGAGAATTAACGAGACAAGATTAGGTACAGGTAATAAACCATTAATTTATGCTCCGTCATTGGCAAGTAAAAGCGCTGCAAAATTATCAGGGCAAGAAGATTTATTTGACAAAATTGCACCAAGTAGAAGCCTTGTAGGAATTGAAAAGGTAGGTGATACAAAACAACAAATATTTGCCTATGAACCAGATGCAAGTTCAGCCAATCTTAAAGGAACTGATGTAGATGTAGATACCATAAATGTTGATGCAGGTGGATTAGTTGGTAGTACAACAGCAAGACTTGCAGATTCTAGGTTTCAAATGCAAGGTGTTGGTGCAGGTGTAGCAGATTTTGCCTTGGGATTAATTCAAGGTAAAGATGCAGGAGAGGCTGCAAAAACAGCAATTGGTACTGGTTTAGGTACATATATTGGTTCTGCAATAGGTGGTCCGATTGGTGCTGTTATTGGTGGTGGTATAGGTAGAGCAATAACAGGTAGAGTAATTTGTAATGAATTATTTAGACAAAATTTAATGTCAGCAGAAGATGTACTCATAGATTTAGAATTTACGCAGAAAAAACTAACAAAACAACATATAAATGGCTACCATGCTTGGGCTATTGGTGTTGTTAAAGCTTTAAGAAAAGGTAGATTTGTAAAATTTTGGAAACATATTGCACAACATAGATGTAACGAAATCAAATACTTACTGGGAAAAACTGATAAACCAGATTACCTTGGAAAAATTTATAGAAAAATATTTGAACCAATGTGTTATATTATAGGATATTTTAAAAAAGAAACTGATTATACAGTTTTATACATAGGAGAAAAAAATGGCACTTGAAGATATGGGTATAAATATGCCAGAAAAAGCCAAAGAAAATCTAAAAAAACCCTCTGAAAGTATACAAATTGTTCTTATGTCAAGATTGGCTGAGATGACAGAAGAAGAATTAAAAATGCTTGATGAGGCAATAAGTCCCAGAGTTATGAGTGTCTTAATAAAATTATTACCAGAATTAGCAGAATTGATACAAAAAATTGGTGGTATGTCTGAGAAAGATATGCCAGAGGAGGAGCCAAAAAGACGTGAAATGCCAGAAGAAAATATGGGTGCTTTGGCTAATGTTAAATGATTATAAGAAAAGCAACACTTTTAGATATATCAGCAATAATTTTTTTATTACACAAAATGCATGAGGAGACTAAAATAGAAACACCAAAAATAAATTCTGTAAAATTAATTAATAAAATCAATGTCTTACTACATGATGGATTGGTGTTGGTTGCTGTTGATGATAATAAAGTTGTTGGTTCTATTGCTGGTCAAATATCGCAAGATTGGTGGACAGATGAAACACATTTGGCTGATGCATGGTATTATGTAATGAAAAATAGTAGAAAGAGTTTGGCAGGTAAAAAATTAATAGACGAATTCATTAAATTAGCAAAAAAGGCTAAATTAAAATTACGTCTTGGGCATATTTTTTCTGGCGATATAGAAAGAAAAGATAAATTTTATGAAAGATTAGGATTTGTGAAAGCAGGTTCTGTATATATGGAGGCTTAAATGGGTGGCTTATGTACCACAACAACTGAACAATTACCTACAAGTACAGAGATAGTTACTGGCACCAATATACCTGCCTTTGTTGCAGAAGGTGGGAAAAGAATATTTGAACAGGCAGAAGAACTGGCAAAAAGCGATTTTCCAGAATATACAGGAGAAAGATTTGCCACATATGGAACAGATGCAGAGGGAAACCCAGAACGTTTAACAGAATTAGAACGACAAGGTTTAGATTTATTGGCAAATAATACTGATTTCCAAGATATTTTGCAAGATTCAGTAGATATGGCAGGTACATTAGGTCAAGGACTTGATGAAATGGACCCATTCTCAGCAGATACAGTTAATCAATATATGGGTACTTTTCAAACAGCCATAGACCCTGCATTAGATAGATTACAAAGAGAACGAGAAAACAGACAGGTTGAAAATAGGGCAGATGCCATAAGGGCAGGTGCATTTGGTGGTTCAAGATTAGGTGTAAGAGAGGCATTAACAGATGCCGAGATTGCAAAAGCAAGTACAGATTTAGTTAAACAAGCAGGTCTTGATGCGTTAACTTTTGCATCTGACAGATATGATGCAGACAGAGATGCAAGAAGAGCAGATTTTGAAACAGACGAAGCATCAAGATTAAGGGCAACAGAAACCCTAG